TATAGCTACGATGAAGATATGAGTTCTTGGTATATACATTCAGAAGACGTATACAATAAGAAACTTACACAACCAATCAAGTTCTTACAAGATAAAGCAGCTAATGTTAGCTTTTTATATTTACCTGATCCAGCATTTGCTGCAGAATACGGTACTCAAGTAATTAGAAACTTAACAGAGTTCACAGCACTCCTAGGCAACAATGTAAATACAGGGTACTTAACTGCTTGTGAACAATACCAATTAAAAGAGATGTTAATACAGGATAAGGTACAACATCAAACTCTTAACAAAAATATCTACTCTTGTGAAAAAATTAAATTTTTAAATGAAAAAAATAACAATGGCATTTGGGAGTTAGAAGAAAGTTTCTTATCTTATAAACATTACGGCGTCGAAAAGAGGAGTATATTAGATAACAGAGAGGGTTGGAATTATAATCAATCCATATCGTACCTCTACCGATGTATTAAAGCATCTAGATTAATGAGCATAGAGTATTTAGAAAGCAAACTTAATAAACATATTATTAGTAGATGAAAAACTTAGGAGTAGACATTATATACATATTAAACAGAACTCAGGATATAGAACGAAAAGAGTCATTACTTAAAGAATTAGAATTTATACCGGGACTAAACTTTAAAGTTATTAAAGCAGTAACTGGAGATGTCCTTCCATCAATCGCTGATATGATTCAGAGTAAGACACTATTCCCTGTATTTACAGATCCAGTAGGACTCTTAACAAAGAATATCATAGCTACTGCTTTAACTCATCAAAAAGCATATAACACTTTTTTATCCTCTGACTATGAATCGTGTTTAATATTAGAGGATGATGCCCGTTTTACTAAAAAGTTTTACAAGTATATCTACAATAAGGAGCTTTTAAATATTACTAAAGATGTAAAAAAATCAGACTACGATATAATATACTGGGGACGTTCAAACCATGCGGATGAAAAAGAAATAGCACATACCGGTAAATACTCAGAATTCCTTAACCATACTGAACTGAATATTGACTATTACGGAGCACACGCTTACCAGGTAAGTAGGAAAGGAGCTACAAAGATTATGGAACAAGCACTCCCTATTAAATTTCCTGCAGATGTACTTTTAGAGAGTCTTGATTTAAAGGTGTATTCACCTACGTATTCAATGATTATACAGAATTCTGGACCTGTAACACAGGCAGTAACACAAAGGTTACTGGATACTATACGAACAATAGGTAACGATGGAGAATCATTAAGGAGCAGTACTAAAGAAGACTTTGATTATAAGTACAGTAAACGTGAAAAAGGTAGGTACACTAAGCAGGTTAAAGAATGCAGAGTATACGCAGACATACCTGTAGATAAAATCACATTCGGTAATAGAAAACTACCTAATGGTAAGGTAGTAGAGAACTGGGCAACAATACATTTACTTAAATCTTAGACTATTTATAACATATAAACAATTAGATTATGGCAATTACCTATACATGGAATCTTTTAGACGCAGAGACATTCCCTACATCATCAGACGCACAAACCCCTGCTAACGTTGAAAATGACGTTATACATGCGATTAGATGTGAATTAGTAGCGTCAGATACAGTTGACGAAGTAGTGTACAACCGTAGACATCTTGAACGAATCGAGATGAACGTCACAGACTTAAGTAATTTCTCATCTTTTGATTCATTAAGTGAAGGTACAGTAGTAGGATGGGTAACAGAATCTATCAAAAACACCTCACCATACCCGAATCCAATAGAATATATCAAAGGTCTTATGTCTGCAAGCTTAGCATTAGAAATTAACCCTGTTAGTGAAACAAAGTTTTTTAACTATTAGTTGTTTCCTACGATATTTATACTTATATTAATATAATAATAATCGATTAATTAAATTTACACTTATGGCAAATCAAAAGTTAGCTCAAGAAGAGCTTGACAAGTTACAGGAACTACAGCAGAAGAATGCTGCACTGGTCCAAGAATTAGGTTCTATCTCTTTAAACGAGATCCAACTAGTAGAAAGAAAGGCTTCAGCAGAAACCTTCCTAGGAGAACTCAGACAATCTGAAACTGATATGGTTAAGGAATTAGAAGAGAAATACGGAATTGGTTCTATTGACCTTAAAGAAGGAGAATTCATTCCAGCACCAGAATCAGCAGTAGAAACTGATGAAGAGCCTGTAGCGGTAGAAGAAGTTTAGTAAAAGATTTTTTACATACTTAAAAGGAAGGAGGGTTTTACATCCTCCTTTCCTATTTATATGGGAGAAGTAAAACTATAATTTCGGTTCTGTTTTACATTCCTGAATGATATTTATAATAAACTTAAAATAAAATAGATCAACATGGCAGAATCAATCATCTCACCAGGTGCTTTTGCGAGAGAAAATGATATTTCGTTTATCCAACCATCTCCGGTAGAAGCTGGAGCTGCAATCGTCGGACCAACTGTAAAAGGGCCGGTAGAAGAACCAACTATAGTTACTACATATAATGAGTACGTTAGAAAGTTTGGAGAAACATTTACATCAGGTTCTACTAAACAAGAATATTTAACTTCTATTGGAGTTAAAAACTACTTCCAACAAGGAGGCGGTTCAGTATTAGTAACCAGAGTAGTAACAGGATCATTTACTCCTTCGACATCAACGCACATTTCATCATCAGCTAACGGCAGTGTACAACCTTTCGTAATTAAATCATTAGGCAAAGGAGCAATCTTTAATGGTTCAACAGGAGTTTCTGTAGCAGGAGTCGAAATCGCTAATAGCGGTGGAGTTCTAGTATCAGGATCTGCAGATAACATCAGATGGGAAATACAAAACAGAGACAATAAGAAAGGTACTTTTACTCTATTAGTAAGAAGAGGTGACGATAGTCATAATAATAAAGTAGTATTAGAAACATTTAACAATATCTCTTTAGACCCGGATTCTTCTAACTATATTGAAAATATAATTGGTACCCAATACAAGACTAAAGCAACAGATGGAACTAAAACATATGTTAAGTCATTTGGAGATTATGTTAACAAATCAAACTACATATATGTTGGAGCAGTAAATGCTCAAACAACTGGGTACTTATCTAACGATGGAGTATCTGTAGCGAACGATTTAGCAGGTAATTCTTATTCAGGATCTCTACCAAAAGTAGAATCAGGATCTTTTCATGGTGCAACAGGAGTTAATGCAACAGCTGCAGCTAACTACTTTACATCTATATCGAATACAAACGCACAAGGTTTAACATCAGGTAATTATACTGATGCAATTTCAATCTTAAATAATAAAGACGAATACATATTTAATATTATCTCTACACCTGGTCTACTTTACAAAAATGCAGATCAAGCAGGAACATTAAATAGTGTTATTACCCTAGCAGAATCTAGAGGTGACTGTATCGCCGTAGTAGACTTAGAACTTTACGCAGCAACAGTAAGTAACGTTACGTCAACAGCTACATCACTTAACAGTTCGTACGCTTCTTCATACTGGCCTTGGGTACAAGTAGTATCAGCTACAGGAAGAAACGTATTCGTTCCAGCTTCATGTGTTATACCAGGAGTTTATGCATTTACAGATAATAGTTCAGCACCATGGTTTGCACCAGCAGGATTAGTAAGAGGTGGTATCGTAGGAGTTGTTCAAGCAGAACAAAAATTAACAAGAGGTCAACGAGACTTATTGTATGATGGAAAAGTTAATCCAATCGCTACTTTCCCTGGACAAGGAATTGCAGTATTTGGACAAAAAACTTTACAGACTAAAGCTTCAGCTTTAGACAGGGTAAATGTTAGAAGGCTATTAATTGAACTTAAGAAATTCTTAGGAGATCAAGCTAGAACTTTAGTATTTGAACAAAATACTGTAGCAACTAGAAATAGATTCCTATCAGTGGTTAATCCTTACTTAGAATCAGTGGTACAGAGACAAGGTCTTTATACTTATAGAGTAGTAATGGATGACACAAACAACACCGCAGATGTCGTAGACAGAAACCAACTAATAGGTCAAATCTTTATTCAGCCAGCTAAAACGGCAGAATTTATAGTATTAGACTTTACAGTTGAGCCTACTGGAGCAACATTTAACGGATAAATTTTAATTAACAATATTTATAATAAAGTAAATACAACATGGCAGTATTAGATCCAAACGAAATAATGTTCAAGGCCTTTGAACCAAAGGTACAGAATAGATTTGTTATGCTTATCGACGGCATTCCTTCCTTCATGGTAAAGAATGTAAAGGCTCCTACCTTTACGGATAACGTAATCAAACTAGACCACATCAATTCATATAGAAAAATTAGAGGAAAAAGAGAATGGGACGATATGACCATGACATTATACGATCCAATAACACCTTCCGGAGCACAAGCAGTAATGGAATGGGCTAGACAGGGTTACGAATCAGTAACAGGTAGAGCAGGTTATTCAGATTTCTATAAGAAAGATTTAACATTAAACATATTAGGACCAGTTGGAGACATTGTAGGAGAATGGATCGTTAAGGGTGCTATATTAACAAACGGAGATTTCGGTCAATATGATTGGACATCAGACGAAGCTGTTGAAATCAGTATTACAGTAGCAATGGATTACTGCGTATTGAACTACTAATACACACCTACTTCAATTATATTAAATTAACCCGGATCTTTTCCGGGTTTTTTGTTGTCTATAAAGTATTTTATTCGTATATTTATATATAGAATAAGTTATAATAAAATAAAATTTATGGAATCACAATTTAAAGTGCCTACTGAAACAGTAGAACTACCTTCTAAAGGCTTGCTGTACCCTAAAGATACTCCCCTTGCGAAAGGAGTAATCGAAATGAAGTATATGACTGCAAAAGAAGAAGA